GACAAGATCTACACTCCTGGCTAGACTCAACAAACGACGAAGACACATTTACTCAAAGCCTAATCAAGGTATACACAGACCTAGAGTCAACAGGTAATGGATATCTTGAAATAGGAAGAACAACTACTGGAAACATCGGGTATATAGGCCATATTCCAGCAAAGACTATGCGTGTACGCAGACTTCGTGATGGCTTTATCCAATTGCTTTATGGCAAGGCTGTATATTTCCGCAACTTCGGAGATCAAGATACAGAGAACCCGATTGCTGGACAAGAAGATCGTCCGAATGAAATTATTCATTTGAAGAAGTATACCCCAATGAATAACTATTACGGTATTCCAGATATTGTTGCAGCACAGGTAGCTTTGGCAGGTAATGAATTTTCTGGCAAATATAACCTTGATTATTTTGAAAACAAGGCGGTACCAAGATATATTATTACGGTCAAGGGTGCAAAGCTTTCATCTGAATCAGAAAGAAAACTACTAGAATTCTTTCAGGTTGGTCTAAAGGGCAAAAGCCATAGATCGCTATATGTTCCTCTGCCAGCAGACTCACCAGATTCTAAGGTCGAATTTAAGATGGAGCCAGTCGAGGCAAATACTCAAGAGTCTTCATTTAATATATATCGGTCCGCAAATAGAGATGAAATTCTAATTGCCCATAGAGTTCCAATTAATAAGATCGGAGTTCCAGAGGGGGTATCTTTGGCAAATGCTAGAGATGCCGATAAAACATTTAAAGAGCAGGTCTGCAGACCAGCCCAAATGATTCTAGAAAAGAAAATAAATAGAATATTTGAAGAAAAAACAGATGCCCTTATTCTTAAATTCAATGAATTGACTCTTACAGATGAGGACACTCAGTCACAAATTGATGAAAGATATTTAAGAATGCAGGTAATTACCCCAAATGAAGTAAGAATTCGTAAGGGTATGATTCCAATTGATGGCGGAGATCAGGTGGTCGATTTGCAAGCTCAGGCAGCAGAAGTTAAAGCCCAGGCATTGCAAAGCAGAGCCAGAGACCAAGAGAGATCTGCAAAGGCCCCAGATAAACAAGGGGAGGCCAGAAATCCTAAAGGAGAGGGTAGACAGGTCGATTAATATCACTCAACTATTATTTGCCTTTTGATTATAACAAGTATAAAATAATGCATATGAATATTGAGAAATCTCTATGGTCATCTAATGGCGACGCCATTAGCCTATCCGTTCCGTTTACCAAAGTAAACCGTGAAAAAAGAACAGTTTCAGGATTTGCAACCCTAGATAACATTGATCAAACAGGAGACCTAGTAACCTCAGAAGCCAGCATCAAGGCTTTTGAAAATTTTCGTGGCAATATTCGTGAGATGCATGGATCAAATGCTGTCGGCAAAATGGTTTCATTTAAGCCAGAAACATTTTACGATCCATCTACAAAAGAATTTTATAACGGAGTTTATGTTGATGCATACATTTCAAAAGGCGCACAAGACACTTGGGAAAAAGTTTTAGATGGAACTCTTTCAGGATTTTCAATCGGCGGTAAGATTACAGAGTCTGATAACGAAGTAAATAAGGCAACAGGTAAAACTGTAAGATTCATCAAGGGCTATGAACTCATGGAGCTATCAATTGTTGATTCTCCTGCCAACGAGCTTTGCAATATATTGTCTATTCAGAAGATGAACGGACAACTTATGTTCAAAGGCATTGCTGCTGAAACAGTCGTAGAAAATATTTTTTATTGCGAAGAAAGTGATTCTGTATTTATATCAACAGATAAAACATACGATTCCCCAATCACTGGAAAGCCAGCAGCTCTAATTGGTTGGGTAGAGTCAAATGATGTTAACAAAGCAAAGGATATAGATAAGATTCTTGATTCTTATAAGAGATCAAGATTTACGTTGCCTGAAACACAAACAATAGCAAAACAGGCAAACGCAGAAGGAGGTAATGTAGTGTCAGAAAACACAGAAACAGTTGCAGCAGTCGAAGAAACTCCTGCAGCCGTAGAAGAGACAACAGCTCCTGTTGAGGCCCCTGCAGAAGCAGAAGCCGAAGCAGCACCAGCTGAGACAGCACCTGCAGAAGACGCTCCTGCCGAAACTCTTGAGAAAGCAGTCGAAGCACCAGTTGAAACAACTGAGGTTGCAGAAGCTGTATTAGAAGAGCCTGATTTTGCAAAAATGTTAGGCGACCTAAAGTCATTTTTCTCAGATACTTTGAGCAAGGCATCAGAAGCAAATGCAACGCAAGTTGCAGTAATTAAAGAAACGGTAGAAACGTTCAGCAAGAGCGTTGACACTAGAATTTCAGAATTGGCAGAACAGCATTCAGTACTATCTAATGCTGTAAAAGACATCAAGAACACGATTGATACTGTCCAAAAGCGTGTCGAAGCAGTTGAATCCGAGACTGCAATTAAGAAGTCCTCTGACCTTGGCGGGTCGGTTGGAACAACAATCAAGAAATCCAAATGGAACGGTTCTTTCCTCGGTTCCGTGAACGATATAATTAACTAAGGTAGGTGAAAGAAAATAATGAGCAATGAACTATTAGAAAAAGCTGCTGAGGCAGGCTCAACAGTAACAGGTACATTTGCATCCACCACTGGTGGAACTGGAGTACACCGTGCTTCCGAAAACGGAAATGGTGGACTTCTAAACCCAGAGCAATCTGCTCGCTTCCTTGACTATATGTTCGACGCAACCGTAATCGGTAAAGTCGCACGTACAGTTCGTATGAGAGCGGACACAACCGAGATCGATCGTATGTCCGTAGGCGAGAAGCTTATGAAACTCGCAAGCGAAGGAGATAATACAAATCAGGCAAACTCTGCCGTGACATTCTCCAAGATTTCTCTAACAACAAAGAAACTCCGCATGGACTGGGAGCTTTCAACAGAGTCTCTTGAGGACAATATCGAAGGTGCTGATCTCGAAGATCATATTGCACGTTTGATGGCAACTCAAGCAGGTAATGACATTGAAGATGTAATCCTTAACGGAGATACATCACTAAGCTCTGATCTACTTTACAAGTCATTTGATGGCATTGTAAAGAAGGCTAAGGCTAGCGCACACGTCGTAGACGCAGCGGGAGCTACAGTTTCTCGTGAAGTATTCAATAAGGCTCTTAAGGCTTTGCCACGTAAGTACAAGCAACGCCGTGGAGATCTTCGCTTCCTTGCAGGATCAAACCTAATTCAGGACTTCCTATATGCTAACAGCATTGGAACAAACCAAACAATTCCTTCCGATATCGCTTCAAGCGTTATCCGTGGCGGAGTTGCACCACTAGGTGGACCAGCAGGATATGTGGCACCATTTGCATTCGGTATTCCGATTGTTGAAGTTCCACTACTCAAGGAAACCCAAACAGGAACTCACACAGGCGCATCAGGCGACCACGGAGATGTTCACTTGACATTCCCAAATAACGTAGTTATTGGAATCAAGCGTGACGTAACCGTATATCGCTTCTTCTGGCCAAAGAAGGATTCGATCGAGTACACACTATTTACTCGTGTCGGAACCCAAATTGAGCAAGCAGACGCATGGGTAGTTGTCAAGAACGTTAAGGTCGCTTCGTAATTAATATTTGAAGTAGATTTGCAAGAAATGCCCCCCATTTATTTGGGGGGCTTTTCATTTTAATTTATCAATGCTATAATGGACATACCTAGAAAAGGAGCAAGTATGTCATTTGAGACATTAAAAGTAGCAGAACTCAAGAAAATCGCAGAAGACTTTGCTGTGGAAACTGAGGGCCTAAAGAACAAGGCTGATATTATTGCCGCTCTCGCAGAAGAGGGCGTCACATGGACCGTATACCAAAAAACAATTAAAGATATAGAAGATAGCGTAGAAGAAGAAGGATATGAAGTTCTTCCAAAATTTGATCCAACAAAGGATCAGTCGGCGGATAAGATTTTGGTTAGAATGACTAGAGAAAACTTTAGGTATGACATTATGGGATATACCTTTACAAAAGATCACCCATTTGTTGCAATGTCTGAAGATGATGCTCAAGAAATTTTTGACAAGGAGGAAGGGTTTAGATTAGCTACTCCCAAGGAAGTCCAGGAGTATTATAACTAAGCCTAATAAATGGCAGAGGTATTAAGAAACAGTTCGTCTCCAGTTTACCATCAGGTATTTTGGAAAGGTACACCAACTGACGCAGACTCACTGCCAGTAGTTAAGGTTTACAATATCACGGAGAATCCTGATGAGGAAGATCCTGGATTGTCACAACTAGTCTCAACAATTACGTCTGAAAAAGATGAAACAAATGTTGGGATGTATGTTGTATACCTTCCCCTGTCTACAACCAACACAGCCTCAACTCTAAGATTAGTTTGGCAGTATGCTGTAACTTCTCAAAATATAAATTACGAGCATGATGTTTTTATTGTGACTCCCTATACAGACCTAGCTCAGGCATGCATGTGTTTAGGAATAAGCACAGATCCGTCTGACCCAAGCTATAAGTCATATAGAGAATTGGCGGCAGCAGAAAGATACGCTAGACAAAGAATAGAAGACTACACTGGTCAGCAATTCTTTTTATACAAAGATGTATATAGAGTTCTAGGATCAGATTCAGATGTACTACCATTACCAGACAAAATACAGTCTTTAGATAAACTATATATGAACGATGTTCTTCTTGTTGATAATACTGTTAATCCAAAGGTAAACGCTTGGGGATACGAAGTTCAAGTTTCTGAAACTAATTTTGGAATTAGAATAAACCGTGCCAACATGCTAGATAATACAGTTTATACAGCAAATGGAATGGTTCCCCCAACTATACATGACGGAAGCGGAACATTTAGAAACAATGTTGTGTATGAAGTTCAAGGCACATTTGGATGGAAGAAAGTTCCAGATAAAGTAGACCTTGCAACAATAGAGCTTATGAAAGACTTTTTTGCCAAAGATATGGTTTGGAAAAACCAATACGTACAAAATATACAAACCTTTGACTGGCAATTTGAATATAATTCTGAAGCATTTACGGGGACAGGCAATGCCTACGCAGATCGTCTACTTGGAGACTATGTCGTAAACAAAGCCTCACTTATCTAATGTCTTCGATAATTGATGCAGTATTGTCAATGACGATGGATGTATACAAACAGACAGACATTCAGGACTCTGAAACAGGTGCGCTTAAAAAAGAATGGGTATACTACAAAACCTTGCCATGTCACGCAAAGGGAGTCATAAGCAACTCGGCCACTACCAGGTCTAGCGATAAACAAATCTTTGATAACAGATATACCAATGATCAAATAATTCAAGTCAGAACTTCAGAGAGATTAACGACTAGAGAAAAGATAACAAATATTAAAAACTCTGAGAATATTTGCATATGGACGGAATTAAATTACCCGACAGAGACCCCAACAGTTTTTGAAGTTATGGGGGTTACTCCAATTACAGACCCATTTGGCAGAGTTCTTGGATACAATTCTTCCATGAAGAGATCGGAGAATCAGCAAATTGGTATCTAATTTTGTTTTGATGCAGGCATCCAGCGGATTGGCAAAGCTAATGGCTGGCGGATCTCAGGCTGGGGCAATTAAAGACAGCACAGTAGCACAGGTATCTGCAGCATTATATTATCAAACAAACGTACTGTCTAACTTAACAACAAGCCCAGCATTTCAAAAGAAGTTTACAGAAGTTATATTTAATCAAATAGATAAAGACTTTGGATACTACATAGATGCTAAGGCTAGGACAAACCCATCTCAATTTCACCATGTTTACGAATGGAAAGGCGTAGGAGATCCATCAGCGAGATTGTTTAGTTTAAAGATAAGAAATCAAAATGCACTTTCTTTTCAGGTAGGGTATGATTTTAAATTGTCTCAAACTGCAGTTCCTTCAAATACAAGCAACACCAGACATGTGTTTAGAAATAAAGCTGCCATCATGGAAGAAGGTGGCCCATTAACTATATCTCCAAAGAACGCAGAGAGATTGGTTTTCGAAGTTCGTGGATCAATGGTCTTTATGCCTAAAGGGGAGTCCGTCACAATAAGCAGAGCAGGCGGCGGAAAAACAACAAGCAGATTTCAGATAGCTTACGCACAGTTTTTTAGAGGCAACCTAGTAAGCAGCTCAATAAAAAGATCAGGGTTTCAAAAGCTATTTAATGCTGGTCTTACAAAGGCTATGGGCTTGCCAAAAAATATTAAAACCGTAAAGTATTCTTTTTCACCAAACACAGTTGCAATGCAAGCCAAGGTAGCACTAGAAGGAGCATTCAGATGACAGCAGATTACAAAATAGACGTAATGTTTGATCTAAGAAAACACCTTTGGGCAAACCTAAAATCCTCTGGTTTAATGGATGGGTCAGATTACTATAGCGACAATATTGATGAGGAAATAGTTCCTATCATACCAGTACAGCAGCTTGCGGAATTAAATCAGTTTTTGAGCGGGAAGACTCATATAGTATACGACAAGGTAGGGCTTTCCTATGAGGACAACTGGGCTATATGCTGTGAGCAGATACTATTCACCATATATTCAACAGACTTCTCAGAGATAGTGGCTATAAGAAACTTGATGATGGACCTATACAGGAGAATGGACGAGTCTGGCAGAGACTTAAATTATTTCTCCCCTATATCCCACAAGTTTAAATTCTATAGCGTATTTGTTGCCGACATATCAGCCACGGAGCCATCTAAAGAGCTATCTGGATTTCTATCCACGGATGTCGTCCTAGAGGTTAAATATTCCAGGTATGCAGACATCAATGGCAGATTTGTATAATTTGCCTTATGACCATTCTTGCCCTAAAATTAGACATAGAGGGAAGGGCCTAGCCAGCCAAGATTTATAGATTGAAATAATATATATATGTATTCTTTTATACAGGAGGTAAGAAACAATGGCATTTAACTCAGCCAAGCAAATTCTTGTCGGTGCATCACCACTCTACATTACAGAGCGTGATTCTACATCAACAGGATATGCAACAGAAGTTGAAAACTCTGAGCCAGGCGTATCACGTACTGCTGCATCTGGCAAGAAGAACGGAGTTCCAGCATACAACGCCAATGCATCATACCGTGTTACTCTCGATGCCGCACAGGCAACTGCAGATAATTCATATCGTAACGTTGGTTTTACAAACAATGGTCTTCAGATCACCTATAACCCAACATACGATTCAGTTACTGTAGATCAGCTACTTGATACAGCAAAGCTTTTCAAGTCAGCGATGGAGGTTATGATCGCAACAGAAATGTCAGAAGGCACACTAGAAAACGTTCTAGTTGTTTTCGGACAAGGCGCAAGCACACTTTCTTCAGTATCAGGAGGAGTCCAAACACTTGGTCTTGAAGCAGGTGCTCTCGGCGTACAGCCAACAGAGCGTCAGCTCATCGCAATTGGACAGGCTCCAACAGAAAGCTCAACTCTAACAGAGCGCATTTATTACGCACGTCGTGTTTTGTCTGTACAACAGTCACAATTCACCCTTGCTCGTAATACACCAACTACTTTCCCAGTAACATTCCGTTTGCTCCCAGATTCCAGATATTCTGGATCTGAGTACGGAAAGATTATTGATCGTACTTGGACAGCAGCCTAATTTATTAGGTAGTCACGAGGGCCCCCAGAAATGGGGGCTTTTCGTTTGTCTCCTTAATATCTATATGTTATAATAATTGAGACTATCCAAGGAGGATAAATTGGCTACTACAGTATATAACGTAGAAGAAATTGAACTACAAGATGGCTCTAAGATTAAGCTTAAGCCACTATCTATTAAGGAACTCCGCAAGTTTATGGCGGCGATCCAAAAAACAGCAACATCACAAACAGAAGACGAAACATTAACAATTCTTATAGATGCGTGTGCAGTCGCATTAGAAAAACAACTACCAGACTTGGTAAAAGATAGAGAAGCATTGGAAGACGCATTGGACGTTCCAACAATCAATCGCATACTTGAAGTATGTGGAGGGATTAAGATGGACGACCCAAACCTTCTAGCGGCAGCGGTTCTGGCTGGTCAGAACTAGACCTAGCCGCTTTAGAAGGAGAATTGTTTCTTCTAGGTAATTGGAAAGATTACGAAGAACTAGAAGATTCACTTTCAATGCCAGAACTTCTTCAAACATTGAAATCAATGAGGGAGAAGGAAGAAAACCAGAGAAAGTTTGCGGCATCGCTTAAGGGAATATCCTTAGACGATAACGCAGAAAAAACAGGTCCCACTTTCGAAGATGTTAGAAGGCGAGCCCTAGGAGTAGAGGCAGACGGCGATGATGTCGTTGCTCTACAAGGAGTGTTTGCACAAGAAGCTGGATTCGGAATCGGAATGGGGCTAGGTTATTCTAAGGAGTAGTTACTAATGGCCGACGAGCAGATTATAACTAATATAGTCGCCACAGCAGATCTGTCTAGCCTTGTGTCAGAAGTACACAGGGCTACGGCCAGTTTACAAAATCTTCAGCAACAGTTATCTTCTGCTGGTAAAACAGTAGCTTCTCAAGTAAAAGTAATAAACAATTCATTTGGAGAAACTTTAAGAAGCACTGGGCAATTCGGCTCACACTTCGTAACCCTGCACTCAGATGTAGAAAAATTTGGTAAGGGTCTGGACGCTGGAAGATTAAAAATAAGAGACTTTTATTCAGCTTTCCAGCAACACGCAAAAACAAGTGGCGGTTTAATAAGAGAACTTGCAAGACAGCAGGTAATGCTACAAAACGCTGTAATGCAACCACTTGGCAGGAATGCTCAAGGCTTAATGCAATATGAAGTTCATATTCCAAGAGGCTTAGATTTAGTAAAAAATAAAACAAGATTAGCAAACATGGAATTGCAGATAATGAATCGTGCAATTAATGAAGGCGCAACTTCTCTTATTAACTGGGGTAAGAATACTCAGTGGGCAGGTCGTCAGTTGACCGTAGGATTAACTGTTCCTATTGCAGCTTTCGGCGCAGCGGCAGCAAAGGCATTTAGAGAGGCAGATCAGGAGCTAACAAGACTTACAAAGGTTTATGGAGATGTAAGCGGAACAACAGCAAAAGAGTTAGGTGTGGTAAGATCTGAGATAACAAAGACTTCTAAAGAGTTAGCAACTACTATGGGAGTCAACTTCAAAGAGACCATATCTCTAGCTGCTGATATTGCAGCCACAGGAAAACAAGGCAATGAATTACTTGGATCATTAAAAGAAACAACAAGACTTGCGGTACTTGGTGAAGTAGATAGACAAGAGGCTATGAAAGCAACTCTTGCTATTCAAAGCGCATTTAAGCAAAATACAGAGCAGCTATCTGAATCAATTAACTTCCTAAACGCAGTTGAAAACCAAACATCTACAACTCTTAACGACCTCGTAGAAGCTATTCCAAAAGCTGGACCAGTAATTAAAGGACTTGGAGGAAGCGTACAAGACCTTGCCTTATATCTTACCGCTATGCGTGAAGGCGGAATTAATGCGTCAGAAGGCGCTAACGCATTAAAGTCAGCACTAGCATCTTTAATTAACCCAACAGATAAAGCTGTTGAAAAGTTTGAAGGATTTGGAATAGATATTCTAGGCATAGTAAATAACAATGCTGGTAATGTAACAAATACTCTTTTTGCCCTACAGGCAGCACTAGACAAGTTAGATCCTTTATCAAAGCAACAAGCAATAGAACAATTGTTTGGAAAATTCCAGTTCTCTAGACTAAATGCTTTGTTTGAAAACCTTGGTAAGCAAGGAAGTCAAACCCTGCAGGTTTTAGATTTGATGAAGGCAAGTGCTGGAGATCTAGAAGCGCTAGCAGCACGAGAATTAACTGCCGTAACAGAGTCAGCTTCTGGTCAATATAGAAGAGCTATCGAGGGGCTAAGAGCAGAAATGTCTGTGCTTGGAGAAGACTTCCTTGATATTGGAACCAAGTTTATAAATGTAGTAACAAAACTACTTAAGTTTTTAAATAATTTACCAGACCCAGTAAAGAAACTAGTCACAGCATTTGCAGGTCTGACTGCAGTTGCTGGTCCAATTATTATGTTGACTGGTGTTCTTGCAAACTTTGCTGGATATATATTAAAGGGTGCAACTAATTTAAAGATGCTATTGTCTGGCTCAAAAGGCTGGAAGATGCTCACTCCAGAAATTATTGCAGCAAACCATGCTGCAAAAACAATATCAGACACTTTTTATAGCGATGCCCAAGCTGCAGCAATATTAGAGCAAGCATTAAGAAATTTAGTAGATGAATTTAACGTACTACAGACTGCCGTCAATAACGGAAATATCTCTGTCCAGCCTGCAATTAGAACCTTGGCTGGAAGCACAATTATGTCAGGCGGTCAAAGAGTAGTAGACCCAACCCATCCTTTGGCTGGAGAAATAGACACACGAGCATTTTCTCACATTAATCCAAGAAAGAGCGGTTACGCTTCAGGAAGCATACTAGGAGTTCTTCCAGGGGCAATACCAGTAAATCAAAAGATTGGTGCGACTCCACAAATTTATATGTCAGAAAGACTTCCAAATATAGAAGGGCTAACTTCTGTAGGCGGAGTTTCAACAGGTATAGTATCTGGCGAAGCAGCTAAATTCCATGCCTTGATGGCAACCCTATCAATGCAAACACAAAATGAAGTTGAATTATTAAAGAAAACAGTGTCTTTAGGCGGAACAATAAATTCAGACCTTTTAAATACTTATGATGATCTGCTTCCAATAACTCAACAGTTTGCAACAAAAGCAGCCAATGAATCAGCAATAATAGTAGCAGAATTACGTGCAGCAAAAATAACAGTAGATCAGGCAAAAGCAAAAATACTAGCACTTAATGCTCAAATAGATGCAGAAATGACAGCGGCTCTTGCATCGTATGCGGCATCAAGAGGTTTACCATTTGATCCAACTAAGGCTCCTTTAATAGATCAGCCAGCAACAGACCCTTCTGGTAAATATAATTTAAGAGACATGTTTAAGAGATCTGCCAGCCGTGGGGTTCTAGAAGAGTTTGGTCGTCTTCGTGGAATAAAAACTTTTGGTGCTCCATATTCAATTGAAGTAACAAAGCTTCCTAAATTTAATAAAGGCGGAGATAGTTCTGAAGCATGGGTTCCTGGTCCTAATGTGAATGCTGACGTAGTCCCAGCCATGTTAACTCCTGGAGAATTTGTTGTTAGAAGAGATATAGCTCAACAAGATCCAGAAGGTCTTGCAATGTACAATGCGGGACAGGCTGAGATTGTTCCAATACAAAGAAATCGTGGCGGAATAATTCCAGGAGTTCAATATAGATTTGGTGGCGGACCAATAGTATCACAACTATTAAGAGAATTACATAGATCTAGAAGTATGGTTTCAGGAGCAATGAGCTTAAGACCAAGGTCAAGCGGGGGAACAACTGCATCTCATAGACAAATCGTAGAGCCAGGAGGACATAAGTTCCATAGAATAGGAAGAAGCCCAGGATCTGGAGAAAGAGGAAAATACTGGAAAGATTTATTAGATAGAGGAGTAATCTCTAAAGAAGAATACGAAGAGGTTTTGTCTTCTATATCTAGAACAGGGCAAGGACGTTGGATAACGGCCCATGCTGTTTCTCCAAGATTCCAAGCTAGATTTGGAGGGCCAGGATCTAGAACAGATTACCCAGAAGTTAGAGTTGGAGATATTCCTACATTAGTTCCTGGAGCGTCAATAAGCTCAAGAACACTATCAAGAGAGTCTCAAGACACAACAAGGCTTCTCCCCTCAGCTTATGCCACAATGCCAGAATTTGGCGGTAGTCAAGGATTGCTGCGAGGATATCATATGGGAAGCCTTGGAGAATTTTTGTTAAAAACTAATCTTCCGCCCGCTTTAATTAGAAAAATTTTAGATTCTGCAGCTAGAAGAATGAATGCTGGTAATTATTCAAATAAAACTTCTGCAAGAGATTTGTATAAAGATTTAGCTAAAGCAGAAGCTCAAGCAATTATGGAATTTGCTGACGAAATAAGAATTGCTACTGGTGTTCCATTTGCTGCAAATCGTGGAGGTATGGTTCCAGGTTACAATAGGGGTGGAAGAATTGCAAGAAGTTTAAGTCGTGCTGGAGGAAGAGTTAGAAGAGGAAGAAGATTTTATGGAGAAAGACAATCTCCAGGATATACAGTAGTAGATAGAAGGGCCAGCCAAGCAACAATGGGAGTTGCGGGATCTCCAACATTTCCACCTTCCTCTGCACGTACAGTATCGTCTAGTGTTCCAAGAGGATCAATTGTTGATAGATTAAGACTTGCTGGCTACATGCCAGGTCCAACATCTTCTCCATTAAATATACAAGAGGGACAGATAAAGCCAGGTCCAGCTCCAAGAAGTATGGGTATGGGCAAAATGCTTGGTTATGGAATGGTTGGCGGAACAGCAGGAAGTATGCTGGGATCAAATTTTGGACAAATGGGAATGATTCTCGGCGGAACAGTAGGATCATTCTTACCTCAAATCATTATGGGACTAAAAGCAGCCTCCGCACAGGCAGGCGGATTATTTAGAATATTAAAATCATTAACTATTCCTGGTCTTATATTAACAACTTTAACCTTAGTAACCAAGGGTCTTCTTGCATGGAAGAAGTCGGCGGAAGAAGCAGGTAAAGCTAATAGATTAGCATTTGGCGGAACAGATGAATCATTTACCTCTGTAGGTATTAAAAAATATAAAGAGATGTCAGATAGAATTAAAGACATCAATGAAAAATTAGAACTGCATAGGGATAAGGTTAGATCTACATATGAGTCTTATACAAGAACAGGAACCCCAGGATTAACCTTAACAATTAAAGAACTCCGTGATGCAATTAAGAATGCAAAAGAGAATCAAGAAGACTATGTTAATGCCTTTAACAATATAGACTCAGGCAGAGTAGTTCAATATGCCGCTCAATTAAAAGCACAATTTGTTGCCATGGGAATGTCAGCACAGGAAGCCACAAATCAAATATATGCAATAGTAAAAGCTTCAGAAAAAGCAGGTCAGGCTCTAGCAGCAATTACTTCTAAAGATTTCACATCAATATCAGATTCTGTTTCTGGAATTGCTATGCTTATCAAATCATTAAGAGCAGAGTTAAATAGCGAAGATTTTAATGCAGAAGAGTTTAATGCAGGGCTTGATACTTTGTTAAATTCTATTATAATCTATAAAGATGCTCTTGTAGGCACAATGGATGCCAATAAGAATGTACTAGATCAAGCAGACGCATTACAGCTGACAATGGAAAAGATATCCGAAATGACAGCTGCTAAAAAAGAATTGAGTCAAGATAACCTTGAATCATTAAAAAATGAAAATGTTCTATACTATTCAATTCTAGGATCAGTTGAAACTATTGAAAGCATAACTGCAAAAATTATGTTATACCAGTCAGGCTTTGCTAATGTTGTAGACTTAGCTTCTATGGGGGCCGAAGCTGCAGTTGCCTTTGCAAAGAACCTGGCCACAGTTCAAAATGTAATGAACTCTATAACTGAAGATACAAGTACTGGCACAAAGAATCCATTATTGCCTCTTGCAAATATTATTGCAAGAGTAAAAAAGGAATCAGAAGATGCTGCAACTGTTGTCAAAAAGCTGAAGAAGGTTGACGAAGACTATTATAATAATAAAATTGATAGTATTAGAAAAACTATTAAAGCGCTTCAAGAAGAAAGAGCGGCAAGATTAAAGGCTCTTGATGTTCAAGAGCAAGCTCAAAGCTATGAAGTTCAATTGTCTCAAGCACAAATAAGATATAGTCAAGCTGTTGCAACAGGAGATCTTGCCCTAGCAGCACAAGAGCAGCTTGCCATAGAGAAGTTAGTTGCTGATAGACAAAGACAATTAACTAGAGATAAAATTAATGACACTTATGATGCAAAAATAGATAAGCTTGAAAAGCAAATTGAAGATCTTCAAAAAGAATTAAAGGGTGCACAAGATTCTTATAATGCTAAAACTGCTGCCGCAACTCAAAAAGCTGCGGACCTAGCTGCTTTACAAAGTTATAGAGACAGGTTAGAAGAGATAGCTTTGCGTAATTATGGTAAGCCCGTAATGAATAAAACAGATGCACAAGAAATTTCTAATATCTTTGAAGAAATGATTAAGGCTGGAGGAGAAACTAAGACTGCAGCAGAAGAAATGAGAAAAGCTTATGGGCTTGGATCTGGCGTCTATCAAATGGGTTGGCAGCAGGCTCTTGTAAATGCACTAAACAATCAAGTTGGAAGCAATGCAGAATTTAAGTCAGCTGTAGATGAATTTGCTGCTGCAGTTAAAGTGTTTGCAAATAAGGGAGAAGGAACCCTAGACAATAAAAAGATAGTTTCATTTTCTGGAAAAACAGGGCAAGTAAACGTAAAAGACCTATATGACGCAGATATAAGTCCAACAGTTGGTAATAAGTTTAAAACCAAGCAAGGACAAGAGTATGAAATAGTAGAAGTTTCAGGTAATTCTGTTAAGGTTAAAAGACTAGCTCAGGGAGGCACAGTTCAGTACTTTGGGCCAGGCGGAAATGTAAGTGGACCAGGCACATCTACATCAGACTCTATCCCAGCGTATCTTTCAGACGGAGAATATGTAATTAGAGCAGCAGCAGTTGATCACTATGGCAAAGAAACGTTTGACGCTATGAATGCAAAGAAGCTTAAAGATGGCGGTCCTATTGGAAAGAATAAATCATCTTATAGCGATACAGTCAATTTAGACGGACAAATATTTACAGTTAATAGAGGAACACAAAGCCAGATACTGGCAGACATAAAGGCTGCATATGACGCAGAGCCAAATGTAAAATCATTTAAAGATAGAATTGATTATTACCAAGCAATTGAAGAATGGAATAAAAAATATTCATTTGTAATACCTTCAAAAGGCTTATATCCAACATCTGGTAGCAAATATCCATTAGGCTCATTAAGTAGATTTTTATCTGTAGCCGAAAGTCAGGCCGCTGGATCATCCTATAATGCATTTTATGATGCTAATCTAACAAGTCATGCTTTTAAATCTTTTAGTCCTCAATCTGATAGGCAAGTAAA